CGTTGGGCCGCCGCGAGACTGCCGTTGTTGGCGGGGCTCGTCGCGGGTGTTGCGATCATCGCCGTGGTCGTTGCGGCGAGTGGTTTCCTTGAAGCGCTCAGGCAGGCGGCGAGCGGTGCGGTCGCGCAACTCGTCCCAGTACTCCTCGCTGTCTGGTTTGTAGCCCTCGCGCACCAGAGCTCCGTCGATCGCCATCACGATGGCGCTGTCCTCGTCCTTGCCTTGAACGTCGTACCACGGGTTTTCCTTGATGAACTCCTTGGCGTAGTGCATGGTCATGTCGTCCATGCCGTCCGCTGGCTTGGTTTGGCGCTGCTGAGCCGCTTGCTGCTTGGCAAACGCCAGCTGCTGGGCTTTTTGCATGGCTTGGTCGCGGTAGCGCATAGCCTGCGTCACGTCCTCGCCGTTGCCAGCGGCCACAGCCTTGGCAATCACGCGCTCAGCCATCTCCGCTTCTTGACGGGCGCTGTTGATTTGGGCATCAAACTGCGACAGGTCAGCCTGGTGCGTGCGCTGCTCAACGCTGCCGATGCGGCGCTCAAGGTCGTCGTTGCGCTTGCGCAGGAAGTCCAGCTCCAGCTTGTCGCGGCTGATGGCCTCGTCCCGGCGCTTCTTGCGGTCGAGCTTTTCCAGGCGGCGACGCTCACGGATGGCCTCGCGCTCCGGGTCGTTGCTGTCGACTTGACGGCTGTCGTCGTCGTTGTCGCTTAAACGTCGGTCGCCGTCGTCATCGTTGTCATCGCCAGAGTCGCCAGCGCGTGGCTTGTCTTCGACAATTACGATTTCCTCGTTGTTGGGACGGTTGTCGTCTGGACGCTCGTCGTCTTCTCTCAGGGTTGGCATTTTGAGCTCCTTGTTTGGTTATTGGCAGGCCTCGCACGAACCTTCGCCGGAGGTGGCGCAGGCTTTGCCGAGGGGGAAGTCTTCGTCAACGGGGGCTGTCTCACGCAGGGCGTGCACCACTGCGCGGAAAATGAAGTCCTTGGCCTGTTGAGCCTGGGGCAGCATGTCGAAGGGCACGATGCAGTGGTGCGTCTTGGCCTCGGGGTCTTTGACCGGGCCGTACACCCAGCCCTCGGCAACCTTCTGAGCCATCCAGCTTTCGTGGCTGGCCTGCGGGCCGACGTTGTTGTCGCTGTGCAGGTTGACGCCCATCATGGCACTGTCACGCTGCCACTGCGGTGCATCTTCCCAGGCCGGCTGACTCATGTCGCCCAGGGCTTCGCAGTAGGCGCGGTTCACCTCATGGCAGACGCGGGCGATCTGTTCGCGTTTCATGCTTACATCCCCCACGTTACGGCCTTGACTGCCCACATCTGAGCTGTCTGCGCCTCGGTGATAGCGATCGATAACATGCGTTTGACTTCAGGGTTGTCATTTGTCTCGCGGTTAGCGTGCAGCGAGTCAATCACGATAGCAAACTGGCTTTTGATTGCATGGACGGCCGGGTTACCACCAGGATTGAATGTCAAGCCGACGGCTTTTTCACCGAAGGAAAGTTCACGGTTTTCGCTCATGTCGGCTCCTCAGATGAACGCACGAATGGCCAGCGGGTCGCCGGTCACTTGGCCGATGATGTCCAGATCGTTGAAGATCACGAACAGCGCGGTCTCGCCGTTTGGCAGGGGGACTTCCCAGCGGTCGCCGCCGTACTTGGCCACGCGCACGAAGTCGCCAGGTCCGCACCAGCTGCCCTCGGGCCATGAGTCCATGGTGTTTCGGTTCTTGAAAGCCAACGCGCCGACGCTGATCACCTTGGCCACCTGCGTGTTCCACTTCTCAGTGTCACGCGAGCCGTTGTCGATGATGATGCCGGAGGCGGTTTTGGTCTTGGGGCTGCGGATTTGCACCAGGACACGGCTTCCAAACGGGGTGATGCCTGGGTCGGCATCCGGAAAAGCCTCGATCAATGCTTCGCTCATGCTCTGCTCCTTTCAGCAGTTGTTGTCGGCGGCCACAGCGGCCACCCTCAAAAAATCGTCACAGACCCGTGCAAATCACAGGTCTCGGTCGCCGTGGCGCTCGTCGTCCAGAAGGTCGAGCAGGGCTCGGATGGCTGCTTCGTATCCTGCAACCATGCCCACTCGGTATCCGTACTCGAAAGCGTCGCGATCGACCGGGCGCTTGAGAGCCTCAAGCGCAAAAGCCTGCTGGTCAGCTTTGAGCTTTCCGAGCAGGCGGTCCTCGACTGCCATCAGCAGGGCGTCTTAGGCATCGAGGGGGCGGCCGGCAGGGTCTGGCCGGTCACGGGCTGGCCAGCGGCCATGCGGTGGTGTTGCTTGACCAGCGCGCCGGTCATTGGCACTGTGCCTTGGGTGGGTTTGTCGCTCATGGTGTGCTCCTTATGAAAATTAACGTGTGCCTGGGTTGATGCCGGTACCGGTGCTGACAGCCACCTTCTCGCCGGATGCGATTTCGGCAGCGGCCAGGCGCATGGCCGTGGCGTTGTCCGCGTCGTTCATCGTCAGCTTGGCGTCGATCTCTGCCGCTGTGCGCTCGTTTTCCGAGGCCTGTCGCAGTTGCTCGCGCTGCAGGTCTTCGGCACGCGACTGCTGCTTGTCGGCCAGGGCCAGCTGATCGGATTGCTGCTTTTGGACCAGCTTGGCTTGCTCGATCTGCTGGCGCTGTGCGTCGGACTGAGCGCGCTGATTCAAAGCCAGCTGCTGCACCTGCGCGTTGAGCTGGGCAATCTCCATGCTCTTGTCCTGCGGCATCTGCGGCGGCTGGGGCGCAAACTGCTGCGCCATCTCGTCGATCTTGGCCAGGTCCTGCGCGAAGTTGGCCAGCTGCTGCTCGATGATCTGCTGGACCTTCAAGATCACGCGCACTTGCTGCTCGGCGTCGCTGCTGATCAGCTTCTCGCGCTCGGCGCGCTGCACGGCCTCGTGGGCTTGCGTGAGGTAGAAGTTCAACAGGTGGTCACGCAGGTGCTGAGCCATCGGGTAAATGTAGGTCTTGATGATCGCCGGGTTCATGCCAAAGATCGGCGACTTCAGGAAAGCCAAGTGCGTCTGAATGTGCGCCACGTGGTCCTGCTTGGGCAGCACGTAGATCGGGCGGCCCATCGAGGCGGCCACGTTCTCGCTCACCGGGTCAACGTCGTCCTGGCCAGGCTCGGGCTGCAGCACGTCATCGGGGCTGAGCTTCAAGTTGCGCAGGAACATTTCCTCGACCTTGCGCAGGTCGTACATCTGCGGCATGGCCGCCGCGCGCTGCTGCACGGCCTGCACCTGAGCGAAGCGCTGAGCCTCGCTGAAGATGGCGGGGTCGCTCACAGGCACAACGTCCATCGGGCCGTCGAAGTCCTCTGGCTTGACGTCCAGGCCGTTTTCCATGGCCTCGATGTCTTCCTCGGTCAGGTACGCGCTGTTGATCCGGTGCAGGATCTGGAACACGCGGGCCATCGAGTTGTGCAGGCGCGAGTGGATGGAGCTGAACACCACCATGCCCTGCTCGATCAGCGCCAGCGTGGTGCCGACAGGAGCGTTGGGGTTTTGGTCGGCGAGCTTCTCGAACGAGGTCTGCACCACGCCCTTTCCGGCGTCCACCAGGAAGCCGAGCAGCTGGAACAGCGTGGGCGATGGGCCGTTGAACGGCAGCGCCATGGCCAGCTTGCGAATGTCGTCGACGAGAGCGCCGCCCTCGATCTCGACCACCTCGGTTGGCTGCACGTTGATCGTTTGGCCACCAGGCCCGCCCTTGAGCTTCAAGAGCGTCGGGATGTTTTGGATGTGAGCCGAGTCCAGCAACGCACGCAGCGCGCCGGTGGCTGCGCCCGACAGGCCGCCGATCATGTGGGTCAGGCCGATCGGGTAAGCGCCGCGCCATGGCACGAACGGGAACTCGACAATCCAGTCCAGCTCCTTGCGGCGCTTGTCCTCTGGCTCCCAGTTGCGGTACAGGCCAAGGGCCATGCGCGTGGACTTGTCGATGCTGATGATGTACGGCTCCATGCCGTCACCGAAGTCCAGGTGCGTGTAAATCTCAAAGATGGTCCGCAGGCCGTCCTCGTTGTAGCTGGTGTCCTCGCGGCCTTCGATCTTGTCGTTGGCGATCGTGGAGCGGCTGAACTCGATCTGATCGGGCGAGCCCAGGTCCACCTCGGCGTACATGCCAGCTTTGACGCGGCGGTTGAACTCGGCCTTGGTGACGTACTGGACGTGCGTCTTGCGCTCAGCGCTGTAAAAGTTGGTGGCCGCAAACGGCAGGTAAATGTCGTCGATGGCGATGAACTCAGCCGTCGGACGCTTCCACTGCGGGGACCACATGAGTTTCAAGTACTGCCCGCCGCCCAGGGGCAGTTGCGTGGACAGTTGCTCCAACTCGCCGCGCAGCTCGGGCATTTGCTGCGTGGTCTGCCAATTCATGAACTCGGCCTTACGGCGAGCTTTTTCCAGCTTCTCGGGCTCAGCCTGGCCCAGAATCTTGGACTTGACCGGGCCGGATGGAGGGAACACCTCCTTCATGAAGCGGGCGCTGAAGTCGACGCAAGCCTCGACCAACATGGGGTGAACGACCTTGTTGGCACCGGAGAACTGAGCGCCACCAGGGGCGTCGTCGCCAAGGCCCGTGCGGCGCAGGCCTTCCTCGTAGAGCTTGTCGCGCTTGGCGCGGGCGTCCTTATCGCGCTCGATCTTGTCAAGCAGGTCCACCACGGCGTCGCTCAAGTACTGGCGATCGACCTCGTCGACGATGTTGGCGAAGTGGGCCTTCTTGTCGGCCACGTCGCGCTCGTTGGTCATGCGAATGACGGCACCCCCGTCTTCGGTGTCCTCGACCTCCAGGTCCTCGTCAGGCAGGGAGACGGACTCACCGCGCTGCTCGTCCTCGCTGGGGTTCTCGTCTTCGCCTTGGTTCAGAAGTTCGTCAGCCATGTCTGTCAGCCTGCATTAAGGGCGTGGAGCTCGCCCACGATGGTGTCGATTCTAGCCGGGTCGAAGTCGCCTGTGGGGAAATTTGCACCACTTACTTGTCCGCCCTCTGCGTAGCCGCGCACCTGGCCGCCTTGAGCGAATCCTTCAGGGCCCGCCGAGCCCCCCAGGAAATCACGCAACTCGTCGAGCGTCATGTACCGTTGGGCGTTTGGTGCCGAGTCAATCGCGGTGTTGAAGTTGTCAATTGCCTGATCAATGTTTCTTTCAGGAGAAACCTTGCCAAGCGCACGCAGCAAGGCGTTGGGGTCTTGAACGTCAACCAATCCCGCGTTTTGCAGGTCGCCGATCCTGCCAAAGTTCCCAGACCGGATGAAGTCCTGCACCGCTGGCAGGTACTCTTCCTTGGGGGCCTTGTTGGCTTTGCCTTTGATCTGCACGATCGCGTCCGGAACAGACCGGGACTGCAAGTACTGCTGGACAGCCGCCTCAAACTCCTCACGCGAAGCGTCGCCGTATTGCTCGGACAGCATGTCGCGCACATCGTCGGGCATGTCTTTTTCAGTGAGCTTGCGACCAGGCTGCACCTCAATCGTCACGTGCGGCTGCCCCTTCTTGTCGCGCAGGCTGTAAATCTTGGACCGGCCCTCAACAACGTCCGGGCAGTAGCCGCCGACGCAGTGGCCCATGGTTTCGCCCTCGTACTTGAGCGCGTCCTCCAGGGCTTTGTAGGACTCGTCCATCTCGACCTTCTTCTTGCGGTTGAAGTCTGTCATCAGGTTTTGCACAAAATCGTTAAACGCTTGTGTGCCTTCATCAAGGCCTTCATCGAAAGCCATATCCATGGCCGCATCGCGCATTTGCTGTTGGTCCATACCAGGCGGCAAATCCATCTCGGGTTTCTCGACGCTGATCTTGCGGCCTGTTTCTTTGGGCGCGCGCAGCTCAACCCACTTGAAGCCCTGCTCCGGGTACTCCTTGACCACCTGCGTGGCCGGGCCCATGGCGCGGGCCATGTCGGCCTCGGCCTTTTGCGCAGCGCGCCACTCGTTGATCTTGGCCACGCGCTCGACGGCTTGGGGAACGGTGACCTTCTCCAGGTCCTGGTACTTCAGGCGCAGGTTTGCAGGCAGGCCCGACTCGGGGTTCACGGCGTTTCGAAGCTCGTCGACCAGATGGCCAAAGCCCAAATCATCAGCCATGCCGGATTGCGACGGCATGTAAACCGGAGTCTCGGGTGGTACTTTTGCCAGCCAGGGCATTTGCTCGGCGTAGCCTTGTTGGAGCAGCTGGCCTGCAGGCATTTGGCCCACCGTCAGATCGCTTGCGCCCTCCCAGCTTTTTGCTGCAGGGCTTTGTGCGACAGCGGTCTGGCCTTCGCCCATAAAACGACCATGCAACTCTGGTCGGAAGTTGAGCTGCTCAGGGTCAACGTGCAAAACGCCACGCTCGGCCAGCGCTCGGACGGGGTCCTCGGGTGTGCCCATCTCGTTCTTGATGTACTTACCGAGCTTGGTTTCGAGCCAGCGGTTCATGGCCGCCTCTGGAAGTTGACGGGCTCGCACGCTTTCAGAAACATCTACGCCCGCACGCTCTGCCAAGTTTTGAAGCCCGGTTTCGTTGAGGACCGTTTGCTGCATGGGATTTACTACGCGCTCAACACTTCCGGTCATCCAGTTGCCACCCTTGGGTTTCACCACGTTCACAGCAGGCTGCCCGGCTGCCATGGCGAAGTCCCGTCCAGCACGCGAGACAGCCGACGGCAGCGCCGCGACCGCACGCAGTGGTGCGCCGGGCCCGGTGTAGAAACCGCCGCCGAGTTGGCCGGCGGTGGTGAACGCGCGGCCCGTGGGTGTCTGGTTCAACTCGGGCATCGGCAGGCGCTTTTCCACATCCTCGGACGTTGGCAGCACTGTGCGCTCGGACAGGCCGGGCAGCATGCGGATCAGCGACTCAATGTCGCCAGGCGCGCCCAGCACGCCGGACACCATGCCGCGCAGCGCGGACAGGGGCGCATCGGCCGCAGCGCGGCGGTCTTGCTGGGACTCGGGGCGGCGGCCAGCGGAGCGGTAGCCGATGAAGGGGCGGTTTTCGTCAGCCATGGCAGCTGCACTCCTTGACGTAGTTGAGGGGGCTGCGCACTGCGCCGCCGGTGGCATATTTTTTCTCACGCAAAACCTCTAGCGCAGCAGGCTCCATGCGTTTGAGCAGATTGGCCTCGGTGGACTCTGGGTTTGGTGTCAGCGTTCGACCACTGAGCCCATACTCGTGGCGGCCAACGCCCTGTGCGGCCCGGTGGCGAAGCATCAGCATCGGCGCGGCGTCCGCAATTAAGTCGCTAAGCTCGCCGCCGTAATCGAAGTAGTCGCGGAACGTCGGGTCGTCCATGATTGAGCTGAATCGACCCTTACGCGCCGCCATGCCTAGCTCGTTGCGCGCAGTGTCCATCAGCCTTGGGGCCAAAATGGCAGGCTTGTCTGTGGCAAACATGCTGTACGAGGCGGGCATCCGGTCGCGCAAAGAAGGTGGCTGCACGATCAACGTGCGCAGCTCGCGGTCCTGGAAGTCGCCGGGCTTGTAGTTGGTGTTGAAGTAGCTCAGGTCGGTGGAGCTTGGGCGCACAAGGAACTTCGAATCATCCGCGCCATAAGGGTGGGTGTGAAAGTCGATGATGCCCTGACCAGGCTTGGCGTAGTCAAGGGCGGCAGTCCTGTCGCTGACGTTGGGCTGAACGGTGTCGGGTCGGCCAATGGTTATTTTTGAGCGCCGAGGGATGTTGGCCGGGCCAACCACAGACGTCTCGTTGCCAGTGCGAGCGGATTGGAGAATTGCCTCGCGGATTGTGGCGGCCTGCTCTGGAGCTTCTCGCGCAAGAAGTGCGCGCAGTTTTGTAAGGATTGAAACTGGAGGCATGTCAGTCTCCAGCTTTCATGTGATCAAGCGGCATAAGGGTTTGACCTTTCCTTTTTGTACTGCCTTGACTCGTCCGCGTCGCTCGCTTGTGGCAACTCGAACCAGCCGTCATTTTTCAGAAAGATGACTGCCTGGGTGAAGGTGTCCACGTAGTCATCGTGCTCTGCGACAGGAAACTTGGCGATCTGCTTCAGAAAGGTGGCCGCCCAACTAACTGGCTGCCCGGGGTTCTTGGTGGACTCGGGAATCCACAACAACCCCAGCTCCAGCGTCGGCGCTGCCTGGTGCGCCCGCGAAACCTTGTCCGCTTGACCGGGATTGTAGCCAACGGCTGGGACTTTGGCCAACCGCAGGTCCTGCAGCAGCGACTGCCCCGACGCCTTGGCCTCAACCAGCAGGCGGTCCGGCTTTCGCCCCTTGGTTGGCATCCCCGCCTTGGGGCTGGCGTCCGCGCCGTACTGCGAAGTCCAGTCTCGGATGACGCGGGACCGCAGCTCAGGGTAGGACAGGTGCTCGTCCCAAGCGTCCAGAAGCATGGCGTTGCGCTGGCCACGGTGGGTGAACACGCCCCAGACCGTGCAGGCGGTTGGGTCGCCGGTGGTCCGCTCGGTAAACGCCGTGTCGTAGCTTTGCAGGATGTACTCGAACTGTGGCAGGCGAGTGGCCGCTTGCCAGAGCTGAAAGTGTTTAGTGGCCAAGATGCCGCCCTCGGTGGGCGACGGGTCCTGCTGGAGCTGGCCAGACGAGCCGTAGGTGCCCAGCAGCTGCTTGAGCTTTGTGATCTCGGCCTCGCCGAATCGGTCAGGGCAGATCAGCTCGCCCTTGGTGCGCCGTGGGTCGTAGGGCCCCAGCACCGTGCGCCTGGACTTGCCGTCCCACTCAGCCGGGATGCAGATGTGCTCCCAGCCGCCAATGTCGTTGATGATGTGCCCCGAGATGTCCTTCTCGTGCAGACGCTGCATGACGGTGACCATCGCGTCGGTCTTGGGGTTGTTCAGTCGCGTGGACCAGACCATGTCGAACCACTCGAGCGCCGTCTCGCGCATCGTCTCGGACTGAGCGTCCTGCGCGCCGTGCGGGTCGTCCAAGATCAGGCGCGAGCCGCCCTCACCCGTGGCGGTACCGCCCACCGAGGTGGCCAGGCGGTAGCCGGTCTTGTTGTTCTCGAAACGCTGCTTGGCGTTTTGATCGCCTGAGAGCTGGAACATGTGCCCCCAGCGCTCTTGGTACCAGGGCGACTGGATCAGGCGGCGGGCCTTCAAGTTGTCCCGGATGGACAGCGTGCCCGAGTAGGACGCTGCAAGGAACTTCTGCTCGGGGGACGTGAGCCACTCCCAAGCGCACCAGGCCACCGAGACGATGGTGGACTTGGAGTGGCGCGGCGGGATGTTGATCAGCAGCCGCGTAATGTCGCCGGAGCTCACCGCCTCCAGGTGCTCGCAGATGGCCTCGATGTGCCAGCTCGGCACAAACGGCACGCCCGGCTCCATGACGTGCCAGGCCTGCTGCACGAACTCGTAGAGCGACGCGCTGGCCTTGCGCCGGGCTTGCTCCCGGGCGATCAGGTCCAGCATGACGGCGGGGGAGACAGCGGCGCTCATTGGACGCGAATCTCCCCGCGCTCGAGCTTGTCGCGCTGGTCCATGGCGTTGTGGATGGCGACGTCGTCGTAATCCTCGTGCAAGCCTGGGCGGCACCAGCAGGCCATGGTCAGCTCGTGCTCTTTGAAGTCGCCGAGCGGGACGATGTGGCAAAGCACCGCCTCATCGCCTGGGTGAACCGCCGAGGCAGTCATGCGGCGTTGATCGCCTCTTGCAGCAGGCGCACGGCGTCCAGCTGCGCGTTGACTACCGTGGTGTTGGCGTGGCCCGTCTCGCTCATGGCCTGGCCTTGCGCCTGGCACTGGTTGCCGAAGGTGTCCAGCAGCGCCAGGATGCGGGCGCGCTCGAAAGCAATCATGTCCTCGCCGTGCTGGCGCACCAAGTCCTCGGGGTAGAGGGCTTGAAAGCGGCCGTCGTGGTCAAGCAGCGCGGGCAGGGGGGACTCGGGAAGGGTAGGTTTGTTCATTGGGGTGTCTCGGTTGGTTGTGTGGATGGAAGGCCCATGGCCAGAAAATCGGCGTACTGCGAGGCGGTGAGGCCACCGGACTCGGCTTCGTCGCGCATCCAGCCAATGATGCGCTGGCGCTCGGCAACGGCTGCGTCCAGGGCTGACTGCTCGATGGCCGCTTCGATGCGGGGTGCAATCTGGGCCATGGCCGCCTGAACCTGCTGCTTGCCGTAGGCCTCAAGCAAGAGCTGCCCAGCGGCGTCGCCCTCGCAGGCGCGGATCTTCATCGTGGTGAAGAACGGGTCCATGGGTTCGTTGGCGCTCATTCCTCGCCCCCCTTCGCCTTCTGCAGCAGCGCCTGCATCTGCGCCAGCTCGGTGTCGTTGAGGCCCTTCAAGTCCACGCTGGACAAAGCGATCGCGCCGCCGTCCTTGCCGGTGTGCTCGACCTTTTGCGTCTCGGACCACTTCATTTGGGTCTTGGACCACCAGATCATCGCCGTGGTGTCGCCGCCCGTGGCCTTCTGGAACAGGGTGCGGCCGACCTGGCTGTTGGCCTTGGCCTTGCCTGAGACCAGCTCCTCTGCGAAGTTCTTGGTCAGGGTCTCGACGCTGATGCCTTTGCGCACCAGCACAGCGATCTGCTCCAGCGGCAGGCCATAACCCGAAAGGGCCTCCACCTGTTTGCGCTCGGTCTCTGAGGGCTCAAAAGCAGGGCGGCCTGCACCTGGCATGGCCCCACCCGTTCCAGGTCGGGCACCGCCATTTTTGCCGCGTTGCTTTTTTACAACCGATTTTTCTTCAGTTTTTGTCATGAATCTCTCCTTTTTCGTCAGTGATTCGGTGGTTTTTGGTCATCAATCGGCCTTTTTGCCCGCCTTGGGCTTGTCGGCCTTGCCAATTTCGCTGCCAATCAGCGAGTTTGGACTGCGCTCGCCCATCACCTCGGTGAAGGACCGGCCGTCCGACTCCAGGTGCGCGTGCTTACCGGTGAACGCCTGCCAGCGGGTAACGATCACGTCGCAGTATTTTGGGTCCAACTCCATCAACCGTGCAATCCGGCCGTTCTTCTCGGCCGCAATCAGGGTGGTGCCGGAGCCTCCAAAGCTGTCGAGGACTTGGTCACCGCCTTTGGTGTTGTTCAGGAGCTGGTACTCGAACAGCGCCACAGGCTTCATGGTTGGATGCTCGCCGTTGCGGGTGGGTTTGTCAAACTCGAGGATCGTGGTCTGCTTTCGATCGGCAGCCCAGAGGTGGCCTGCGCCGTCTTTCCAGCCGTAAAGGCAGGGCTCGTGTTTCCAGTGGTAGTCCTGGCGGCCCATGACGAGGGAGGACTTCTTCCAGATCAGGCACTGGCGCACGGTCCAGCCTGCGTCTTTGGCCGCGCCTCGGAAGTTGTAGCCCTCGCTGTCGGCGTGCCAGATGTAAAAAACGGCACCGGCTTTCATGACCGAGTCGGCTGCGGTGTAGGCGTCGCGCAGGAACTGGCGGAACTGATCGTCGCCCATCTCGTCGTTTTTGATGGTGAGCTTTTCCTTGGTGCCGCCCTCATAG